TATAACAATCTGCTGGACCTTTGTATTCTCTAAAACCTCCACCACCTCCACCACCAGCTCCGTTAGAAGCAGCTGATCCAGCTCCACCTCCACCAGCAACTACTAAATATGAAACTGTATTTTCAGCAGCTGTGCAAGAAAGTTTAGAAACAGTAAAAGTTCCAGGACCAGTAAAAGTATGAATTTTATAATTTCCTGATGTTGTTTCTGTTCCGCCTGTTGCTACCATAAAAGCATTACCCACAGCAGCAGTTGTTGAATCTTGAACACTTTTCCATCCTTCTGTATCATCAACATATACTAAAGTTAATGATTGACCCTCTGTTTGAAGTATGAAATTTGCATTTACTCCACCAATTTTTTGTGAACCATTTGGTGTTATTGTTAAATTACCTGTTTGAAAAGTATTTGTGTAATCTACAACAGCAACAATGCTCCCTGCTGTTCCTGCAGGTAAATTCATAACAAATCCACCTGAAGATGTATCAGCAAAATAACCCTCTCCATTGGCAGCTGTAAAAGTTGTTGTTTTTATTGAACCAGTTTGCCAATCAACAGTTCCTGTTCTTCCAAATCCTGTTTGTGATGCACCCGATGCTAAAGCAACTGTACCACCACATCTACCAATTGTAACTGCTGCACCACATACAACAATTGTATTACCAGCTCCTGATCCTACAGTTGTTGTTGATCCACATTTTTTAATGATTGTTGAATCATCTGAAACTTTATTTATATTATCTACTTTAATTTTACTTGTCATAATTATTGAAATTTATACCTTATTACTACTATGCCTGATCCACCATTTCCACCAGCACCTGAAGTTTTACCTCCACCACCACCACCAGAATTAGTTGTTCCATCATCACCTGCACCTCCTGCTCTACCAACAGGATTAACACTTCCATTTGATGCACCAGTTCCTGCACCACCACCAGAAAATGATAATGGTGAAGCTGTAATGCAAGTTGTTACACCTGCACCTCCTGAACCTCCACCTGAACCATTAGGATTTGAGGATGGTCTTGATTGACCGCCTGTACCACCAGCACCACCACCACCACCTGAATTTTGATCTGGTGGTCCAGAGTGACTTTCGCCACCAGTTTGACCTTGTGGTGGGGTTACAGGAGGTGTATTTCCAGCACCTCCAGCTCTTGGAGAGTAACATCCACCGCCTGCACCTCCTCCTGATCCACCTGCAATTCCAACATGGGTTTTTCCACCACCACCTCCGCCTCCAGCAGAAGTAATTGAAGAAAATATTGAAGCAGATCCGCTTCCACCATTAGATGGTGAAGGACTTGGTACTTTTGCACCACCTGCTCCTACTGTAATTGGAAAACCTGTAGCAGTAACTGTTATAGCATTTGGTGAACCTCCATCAAGAGGACTAGCAGTATATGGAGTTGCTGGTGATTTTGATTCTCTAAAACCTCCACCTCCACCTCCACCTGATGCTTTAGTATTAGGAGTAGTCCCACCTGCTCCTCCACCTGCTACTACCATAAATGAAACTTTATTTCTTGTTGCTGCACAAGTTGATGCTATACTAGAAACACTAAAAGTGCCAGGTGATGTAAATGTATGAATTTTACAATCACCACTTGTTGTAATTGTTCCACCTGTTGCTACTATAAAAGGCGGAGTTCCAGTTTCTGTATCCTCTGCATTTTGAACATTAACCCAGCCCTCTGTTCCGTCTACATAAACAAATGTAGCAGCTTGACCATTGACAGTTAGTTTTGCATCCTGTGCTATACCACCTATTTTTTCAGAACCATTTGGTGATATTGTTAAATTATTATCATTAAAAGTTCTTGTATAATCTGCAAAGGCAACTATTGCTCCAGCAGAACCTGCTGGTAAATTTGCAGTAACAGTTCCTGAGCTTGTATCAACAAAAAAACCTTGTCCATCAACTGCTGTAAAAGTTGATGTCTTAATACTTCCTGTTTGCCAATCAACAGTACCTGTACGACCAAAACCAGATTGACTAGCACCAGTTGCTAATTGAACTGTTTTACCAGAGCTACCTAAAGTAAGTGTAGATCCGCATTGCACATCAACTGTATTTACTTCTATTTTACTCATACCACTACTAAAGTTCCTGTTACTGTTACTGTATTTGTAAAAGTTACTGGTCCTGCAAGAACTGCATTTTCAATAACCATATTTTTATCTAGTGTACCTGCATGATGATAAACAGTTTCTGTTGCAGGTTTATCACCTATATATTCTTGACCAAAAATATTCATTTATTCTCCTTATGTACTTATTGAGTCAACTCTGCTAATCCAAACATCTACACTTGATGCTGCACTTGCTTGTCCTTTAAGGACATCTGCATTTTGCAAAACAACTTTTGATCCTGACTGTATAAGTTCAACTGAACTTGCAGCAGGTAAGCTTAAATCTTTTACAAGGTATCTAGTTGTAGATCCTCCTTCTAAAATAAATATGCTCACAGTAACTGCTGATGTTAAGATATTAGCAAGTCTTAATCCAACAATAGCATCATCACTATTAGCTGTTAATAGTGTTGTAGCTGAATTTGTTATTTGACCGCCTTCTGATTCAAAGTCTTGTGCCATTTATCCTCCTTATAATGCTATTGCCATTGCTGTAGCAAATCCTTTACTAGCAGCATTTGTTATTTTACTTACATTTATTGCATTTACTGCAAGTGTAATTGTACCAGTTTCTGTAATAGGTGAACCACTAACAGTAAATTCTGAAGAACCACTATCTGCTACAGCAACTGAAGATACAGTTCCAGTAAATTGTGGTTGAACTTGTGAAAAAGTTATATTTACAGATCCAATTGTACCAGAGTTATCTGTAGTACATAAGAAAATTTTATCTCCATTAGATGTACCTTGTTGAATAATTACTAATTGTCCAGCTAGTTCTGCAACTGTATCAAAATCAGGATCTCTACTTGCTGTACCACTTGCTACAACTTTATAAATACCATTAGTTTTTGCATCTGTTTGATCCTTAACTAAAACTTTATCATTAGTTGAAAGAGTTACACCATCTAAAGTATCACCATTTTGTAAATCTGCTGTTAAATCTATATTTGCAGTTGTTGCTGCTTTTGTAATAATTCTTGTTTTTAATCCTGCCACCAAATCATCTACATAACTTTTGATTGCTACATCTGAGCTGTTAGATGGTGCAGACATACCTGTTACTGAACCACCAGTTATAGCAACATTACTAGCTGCTTGTGTTGCAATTGAACCTAGTCCTAAAGAAGTTCTAGCTGTTGCACCAGACTCTGCTACAAAGTTTGATCCATTACCTACAATAAAGTTACCATCTGTAACTGCCAGACCTGCAACATCTGAAAGTTTTGCATTAAATGCTTGAACATCTGATCCTATTGCAAGACCTAAGTTTGTTCTTGCTGTTGATGCACTAACAACATCACTTAAATTATTTGCTTTAACATTTTTTGCATCTAACTGTGTTTGAATAGCAGATGAAACACCAGATACATAACCAAGTTCTGTTGAAGTAACTGATGAAACTTCTACTTTACCAGATGAACTTGATGCTAATGCTCTTGATGCAGTTAAATCTGATGTTGCAATTGTTGTTGCACCACCTGTAATCGTTGCTTGTTTTGCATCTAATTGAGTTTGTATTGCTGATGAAACACCATTTAAATGTTGAAATTCTGTGTCAGAAATTGATCCATCTGCAATTTTTGTAGCAGAAATTCCTGTTGGTATTGAGTCGTTTGTTTTTGATAGTGCTGCAATATAAACATTTGAAATAGCCTCATTTGATAATGAACCACTATCAAATGTAACATTAACAGTTGTATTTGTTGAAAAAGATGATGAAGCTATTGTTCCAAATATTGTTCCTGGTGTAGTTGCAGTAATTTTTATTCTTCTACCTGCATGATAAATAGATGTTACATCTGCACCTGCAATTGTAAAAGAAGTTGCACTTGCATAAGCTGCTGTATATGCACCTGATCCATCACCATATTCAATCCATTGTGCATCGTTAAACCAATCTCTAGTATTTTTCATCAATGCTCTAATTGCATTGTTTAGATTAGAAGGTAACATTCCTTCTGCTGTTGAAATACTATTAAGTGTTGTGTTTGCTGATTGTGTTGTTGAATAATCTTTAATATTACTTGTCATTTAATCTCCTAAAAACCATGTGAAAGCTTTGTTGCTTTCTTTATTTCTATCGTTAATAAGTGTATTTATAGCTTCTTCAATTTGTCTTTGAAAAAACTCTTGTGTTTCAAAACTATATCTAACATTATCTATATCAGTTTTTTCTGTCATCTCAAACCAATTCTTGAAGCAATTATATCAACTCCTTGTGCATGAGTCCAAACAGACCCAGAGGGTGTCGTCAATTTTATCTTAAAATACCTACCTGATTGTCTTACAGGGTTATCACCACTTGTAATCATAGTAGAAACAGACGACTCAGTAAGATCATCTGCTAGTCTTTCTTTACTCTTAATCGTAACTGTACCTGTTGCATCAACTATAGGTCTTACATTTATTATACTTCCCCTTTGTCCAGGAAAAAGCTCTAATTGTCTTGTTTCTAAAGTACCTTCGTTTTCTGTACCTGAAAAAATAGCAGCTTTAAAATTATTATCTATAGCACCTAAATATCTTTGACCTCCATTCCAAAAATCAGTATCTAAAGCTATATTAATTTGATCTAAATTTTCAGAGATAATATCCATCAATTCAACAGTATATGCACCTACAAACTGTGAAAATATTGTACTAGCACTTGCGTCTGCTGTTGACCATTTTTTTGTTGCATAATTATAAATTAAAATTTTATCACAAATACCTGTTGTGTTTGCTGTGTCTGATGCAGATGGATAGAGCCACATTGCAAGTTGATTAAATGGATCTACAGCAGCACATATTCTATCACTAAATGCTTTGTTTAAATCTAAATCAAAAAATCTATTTACTTTTTCTGCACCTATTGCAATCACTTGATCTCCATTCAGTTCATAAAATCCATCATCTGCATAGAAAAAAACTCTTCTATTATCTTGACAAACTGTTCTACCATAAACAGCTCCTCTGTTTGGTGATATAACTGACAATCTAAATATTGTTGCACCACCTACATAGTCCATTCTAATTATCTGATTTTGTCTAAATACATAACCTATTTCACCAGAAGTTATATGTACTATTTCACCACCTGAACCAGGTAGATCTTGTTGATCTGCTTGTTTAGTTCCTGATTGCCAAGTTGTAATATCATTAATACCTGACCATTGTATTCTGTTTTGATTAGTTGGTTGATTTCCTGTTACTAAAAAATCTCTAACAACACCACTTACTCTAAATACTGGTACAGTTCCTGATGTACCAATAGAAGATAAATTTGCAAAATTTGTTGAAGTACCCATTAAATAGTATTGTGGGGCATCAACACCATTACTGGCTATTACATGATTTCCAAATTGTGTAAATGTAAAATAATCTGTATTTGATCCTGTCAAGGATGATTTTCTTGATGTAAAAGTTCCACCAGCTAATTGAAAAATGTCTGTGTTTGTTGCAACAAAATTAAATACATTTCCTGCATTATTTCTGAAACTACCTGCACCTCTACTATTTGCTGCTATGTTGTTTGTTGAATAACTTACTAAAGAAGGAAATCTTTTGTAAGAATTTAAAGCATAATAAACATTGTTAGCAGTTGTTGCACCTGGATTTAGATATTCAGGTTGATCTGGTAGCCATTCTCCAAAAGGTATTTGCATATTAAGTATTATTAGTTGTTACTTTTATTGTATCATTAAATGGTGCAGCCACAGTTACATCTGATCTTATTGATAATGGTGAACCACTAAATTGATCCTCTCTATCATTTCTTTCTAATCTTTCTAAAGCTGTTGTGTAAATAGATTGCCATTGTTGCAATCTTTGTCCATCAATGCCACCCAAAAAATTTGCTGCATGATATAAAGATCCATATAAATAAATACTAGGATGATTTGTTAAAATAAAATTTGTTGTATTTGAATCTGATAAAGCATCAAAAGTTTTATAAAAATTTATTGTGCCTGAATAAGATGATGAGGGTATTGGTGCAAATCTAAAGTTATCACCAAGTATTGTATAAGCAACAGGTCTGCCAGATGTAGAAGATCCTTTTATTTGATCCATTTGTGATGGTGTTATATATCTTAATGCAAATTTACTACCACCTTCTGTTATAAAAAAATCTCTTACTTGTAAAAAACCAGTTGGTAATGCTTTTGTTTCTGCATCTATTGTAAAAGCTGATGAGCTTAGCATAGCTCTAATTCTTAATTTTGAATTTACCTCTGCTTCTGATAAAGCAATAAAATCTTTTATTTGAGTTGTAAGATCTGTTCTATTTAACCAGTCTGCAATTGATGATTGTAATTCTGAATATGTTGATAATGCCATTATAATTTACCTTCTGAGGTTCTAAAATATTTAAATTCATTACTGTTTAGTTTTGTTTTTAATATTTTTGTTTGTATTTGTTTTGGTAGTCCAAACCAATTACTTGTTCCATTATACTCATTTGCCCATACAGATAAAGCAATAGTAGGTATTGATGCTATTCTTTTCATCTCTCTTGATTTTGAATAACCATCATTTAGATTAAGTAATCTTTTGTTGTGTTTTAAATGAGAATCAATATTTACTTCTTCTTTAACAGCAATTTTTTTATCCATTTCATCGTTGATGTAAGTAGTTTTTTGTAACCCATCAACAACTATGTCTTTTTTCATCTGC